AAAAATAATAAAAAAAAAAAAAAAAAAAATGAAAAATTATAATTGGAACGTAACTAATCTTTATACATTAGATACAGCAACAAAAACAGATTACGTAGTGAATGCAGTCTACGATGTTACAGGTACAGAAACTTATAACGGTGTAGTATATACAGCATCATTAAATGGAGGAGCACAATTTAGCGTGGTAGAAGGGGCAGAATTCGTACCTTATTCAGACTTAACTAACAACCTTGTAATACAGTGGATTCAGGATGTCTTAGGCGAAGATGGGGTAGCGAACTACGAGGCTTCGATAGACGGAATGATTAATAGTGAGATTACACCTCCTGTTAGTCCTGTAAACACACCATTACCTGATAATTTCAGATAAGTTATGGAAGAGAAAGAAGCACAGGAAATAATATACAAGGCTCTTGACATTGCAGTAAGCAAAGGTCTCTTTAATTTAGAGGCAACTGCTCAAATAATTGAGGCATTGCATATAACACTGAAGAGTATTCCTAAAGAATAAAATGAAATGGTCCATAATTCAACTTATAAAAAAATATATTAGCTTTATTCGGTAAAAAATTAGGAGATAGATTATTATTAATACTAGATACAGAATGTAATTTAGATGAAGTAAATGGAATAGATCATAAAGCTTTATTAAACATTGGAACAAAAACTCATGCTCAATTAGAAGCTGAGTTAGATAACAAGTCAACTATTATTAATGATAATATGCCTCCTTTTGTAATAGGTGGGGCTTGGTATCAACCTATATCGAAAAAGTTTTTTGTAGGGATTAATAATGACTGGGTTGAAGTAGGAGATAAATTTCATACACATTCTCAAGGGGTAGTTTCAGATACCTGGACCATAGTTCATAATCTTGTTAAGTTCCCATCTGCTACAGTAGTTGATAGTGGGGGTACAATAGTAGAAGGTGAAATAATACATACAGATAATAATACATTAACAATTTTCTTTTCAGCAGGCTTCTCAGGAGTTGCTTACTTAAACTAAATATATATATAAATAATTTCAATAATGGCACAAAAACAGTTTTTAGTAGATATTAATCTACTCCAGAATCAATTGATCAATGCAAGAATACAAAATCTTGCAGTTGCACCAACATCTCCAACTCCAGTAGCAGGTCAAGTATATTACAATACCACTAATAACATATTATATTTTTACAATGGTACAGGATGGAGTAGTACTGTAGGAGTAAATGTATCAACAGCATTATCAGGACAACAAATTATTTACCTAAATTCACAGGAACTTCTGCTCTAGGAAATAGTTTAGTTTATGATGATGGAACAAATGTAGGTATAGGAACAACCTCACCAACAGCTAAACTAGAAGTAAAAGGACTTACTAAAACTAAGGAGTTAAGAGTTGATAACGCAGGTAGTCAACCACCAGTAGGAGCAATGGGAACTCCTAGTGAATATATAGTAAAAGGAGGAGGTAACTCAAATGTATACCTATCAGAACCAGATGAATGGTTAGTAGTTAATATAAGTGGAACAGATTACGTAATACCAGCATACGCACCGTAATGATAAAACTAACACCAGAACTAAAAAAGAAAATAGAATCACAAGGTAAAAAACTAATACCTATAACACTAGAACAACTAAGTAAAGCAACATTAACAACTAAAATAAAAAAAGAATAATGAAAACCTCAACGATATTGTTTTTAGCATTCAGCACTGGGGCTATATTCTCAGACATTATAGATGACTTCTTATTAGAAAAATATCAATTTTTAGCTATAGCCCTGGTTACAATGTTAGATATGTTTTTTGGAATATGGAAGGCGTTTAAATTAAACCAGTTTGAGACTAAAAAAACGTTCAAAGGCTTATATATGCTAGTAGCATTCGAGTTTTTACTTGCAGTATTACTCACTATAGAAAAAGGATTCCCATTTGCGTATTGGATTAGTGAGGCTGTAATATTGCCTATATTAGCGTTTGAACTTATAAGTGTGTTAAAGAATATGCATCTTATAGGTTTAATAGATGGTACTGTACTAGCTACTATTATGAAAAATGTAGATAGACATAAGGAAAAAGAATTATAATTATATTAGTAATTATACTTATCTTTGTATTATAAATAAGTAGTACATGATTAAACTTCTATTGATACTTATTATGAAACAATAACTTTAGAAAAATGAGTAACTATACAAAAATAAAGAACTACACTGATAAGCAGTTAATTAATAAAGTAAAATCTCTTTCTTCTTTTAAAGAAATACCAAAAGAAGAATGGATGTTAGTAATATCGAGTTTAGAAGATACTAGTGATACTTTTGATGATAAAATTTATTTCTTTAAAGGAGAAAAATTTATAATGGTTACATCAGGAACTGCTAATAGCGGGAAGTATTATTTAAATAACCCTTTAAATTCAAAAGGAACAGCTATTATAGCTACAAATCAGTGGGTATATAATATGTATGCTAAAAGTGATGGTAAAACAGTTCGTCATCATAATGATCGTATGGAATGTCTTCGTCAAGTTAGCAATCAATGTTTATATTATAGAGATAATAATAAAGATGATAAAGTTGATGAAATTGGGTCTTTATATAAAGGTAACTATTCAACTAATTATCATACAAATTCTTATACTAAAATGTCCGGATTATGGACATGGATTATAGGTAAATTTGGTGCTGGATGTATAGTTACTAATAACATATCAGAATTTTATAAGTTTTTAAATATGTTAGAGCCAAAACAAAAAGTATCTTTATGTATAATTAAAGAATTTTAAAATGAATATTAAAAATTCTATATCAAAAAATCTAGTTATTACTATACTAGGATTATTAGTTATTATAACAATGGCATTTATGTTTCGTTGTAGTAAATCTATAGATGTATCTCCTATAATTTTAGGAATAGATAGTGGTGCATTAGAGATTATTGAGAAACAAGTAGTTATAACTTTTTTAGAAGAAGAGAATAAAGTGTTAAAAGATAAAATTATGAATGATTCTTTATCTCATATAGAAGAGATAAAAAAGCAAAAGTCTTTATCAAGAAAAGAAAAATATCTACTTTTAAGTAAAAATATTGGTGGAGAAGTTATAGTAACACAAGATAGTACATTAGTTTATTTTAATATTATTCAAGTTGATAGTATTAATAGAATTATTTTAGACAAAAAATTTATCGAAAAAGAATTGTTATATTCTAAAGAAGTAATCATTAATAATAATGAAATTATTAATATTCTTAAAAGTAAAGATTCAATACATTTTGTAATAAATAACAAGTTAAAATATAAATATAATGACTTAGTAATTAATATTTTACCTAAGAAAGTTAAAAAAGCAAAAACTAAAGGGATTGTAAAAGGACTTTTAATAGGAATACCTGCCGGTATTGTAATCACTATAGTAGCTATAACAAAAATAAGATAAATATGAGCAGGAACTGTTACTTTAAAGTCCAATTAGCCAACGGTAACACAGTTAGTGTTCCTTGTGATCAGTTTTTAGATATGACTGATAAACAACTTGATGATTTTTATTCAAAACCTTATGGTAAATATGTATCAGATGTATTTGCATCTTCTTCATATAACAATGAAACTTCATATGATGAAAAAATGAATGATGTAGATATGGAAATTAATGATGATTAATCAATTAATTTATACTATCTTTGCACAGTAATATATAATACAAACAAACATGTCAAACAAACCTAAAAGCCTTAGAAGGGCACCAGTTTTAAAGGCCCAAAACGGCCCAATCTATTCTAAACCAACTTGGAAATCTACTGATACATTTGTAATCAATGGTTCACAATTAGAGCAAATGGCTACCTTAGCAGGAGCATTTAGGCCTCTTGTGGACTTTGTTGATACAGTAATTAGAAGTGGAGAGTTAGCAGACACAATCAAAACTGATTTTGTTTATTCTGATGGAACCAGTGTACCTAAAGCTGATGAAAGAATTAATGCTATGCGAGCTGAACATGACCTTGAAATGGGTCGTATGAGAAAGCAAATAGAAGAGTATCAAGTTAAAATGGAAGAAGCTCAAGCAAAAGCTCAAGCTGATTCTCAACCTGAAATAGAAGTCGAAAACTCTACTGCTGTTAGTTAAAGATTCGTTAAACTTCGTGTATCGTTACTTAGGAATAAGCCTGTTACTTAACTGTAGCAGGCTTTTTTGATTTCATATCACTTACTAACATATTTGTTACTACTTCTTTAGTTAAAGTTTTATTTGTAACAAATAAATTATATAGATTATCATTTTGAATTTGTATTATATTTTTTAATTCAAATCCACTAGTACCTAACTTTTCTAATTTAGATATTTTACCATTATTTAAAACTATATAACCATTAGTTATAGCAAATATTTCCCATAAAGAACTGTATGACCATTTTCCTTTACGTGTTTTAAAATGTTTTGGTATATAAGTTCTAAGTTTATGTCCTTTTATATATCTACCACTACTTGTTACAAAAGCTATATCATTATCAAATACTTTTTTTTCATCTTCTGATTCAAAATCGTTCCATTCAGAACAATATGTTATTTTTATTTTCATGTTTTTCTTTTTTAAATAAAAAACCCGGTATTTCTACCAGGTTTAAGTTATTATTAAGTTAATTTTTATTATTTAATTGGACAATGACCGCTTTCACAAGCTTCAATCTCACCCATATCATCTTCTGCTATAGCATCAATGCTTGTTATAGGAGTAACATTGCTAACTAATTTTTCATATTCTTCTTTAGTTATATCCTCATAAGGAGCTTGATCAAACCCGTGATCATTTGTTAATAAGAAAGATACAGTTTTTACACTTTCTGTAAAATTAGACTTTAACCATTCTTTAATTTCAGGAAGCTCTTCCATTTTATAATTAATAGTTACTGATACAGCATTATCAGACCAATTAGTTTGAACCCATTTTACCATTTCTAATTGCTCAATAGCACTTGTAGTTTTAGCTACAGGAGTATGTTCAGGAACAGAACAAGGGAATTCTACTACCTGGGTAGTATAATCTAAATTACCATCTAGTTTTCTTTGAAATTCTACTTTATATCCGTGAGACTTACATACTTTTATAAGAGGAGAATCAGAAGATATTCTAATCCTTCTTATATAATATGGTCCTGCAGGATTAACATTACTTCCAGGAGTAACTCCTTTTAGTAAACCTAATGTACCAGAAGGTTTTGAAGTAGTAATTTTAATAGAAATAGGCCATCCATGCTCTGCAGAATATTCTATATCATAAAGTCTAAGCATTTCATAACACTCTGGCAACCAACTTCTTTGCTCCTCACTTGCTTGAAAAGTTCCAGTAATACCTATTCCCATTCTCATGTTCCTATGTACTACTTCTTCTGTTTCTTTTAAATGACAAGGTAAAGAAAGTGAATGTTTGTTTATTCTATATAAATATTTAGCTACTTTAAAGAGTTCTTCTTTAGAGTCTATATTAGATATAAAGATTTCAGCAAGACAGCAAGTTTCATTATTTTCTAAACTTTGTTCTGCACAAGGATTATAAACTTCTACATTAGGGTCAGTATATTTAAAATCACCTAGTCTTCCTACTTTTCTAGAAAGAGCTAGATTAATTAAACCATATGGTTCACCTTGATTATAAGTTTCCCAAAATTCAACAGGTAATCCTTCAGTATTATCAGTAACAATTGAATTATTACTCATATTTCTCCAATTAGGGATATTTCCTAAGTCCCATCTTTTAGCCTTTAAGAATTCAATGTCATCTGCATCTCCTAACGCAATTTGAGCACTTCTTCTGACATTCCCAGCTACTACAATAGAACCAATAATATTCATAATATCAAGACAATCTATAGGTCTTAATTTCTTATTAGCTCTGGAGTTAAGAACTTGGTGTATTTGTTCTATTCCAATACATAATTCTTCTGGTCCTGATGCAGTTCCACCAAATCCTTTTATAGGAGCTCCCTTTCCTCTAATAAGAATAGTACTATATGTAAATCCTTTACTTTCACCATAAAAATGAGCTTTTAAGACTTTTCCTAATAAACCAATCCATCCTTCCCTGTTATCAGGTACAATGAAGTCAGCGTCATTTGTATCTTGACGAGTTATTTTAATTTTTTTACCTACTTTAGGTAAACTATATACATGTTCTTTTTGAATATTATATCCAACCCCAGAACCTAACATTAAAAGATCCATAGCCCATGTGAATGGTCGAACTGGCTCATTAACAATTACTCCACTACAGTTTTGTAAAGATGGTAATCCTAATTTATCAACTGTTTTAGTTCCTAATTGCCATAGAAATCTTCCTGCAACACAACCCTTAAGGCCCAACATCATTGCTGCTACTTCTTTTTCTTCTTCTGGTGTAAAGCCTACTTTTAACTGTTTATCACATGCTTTTATAACTCTATCTATTGTTTCTGGAAATTCTTCTGTAGCAGGTTTATTTTCATTAACTCGTCTGGCATACGTTCTTTTATACGTAATATAACCAATTTCACCCCAAGGGGTTATTGTTTCTTTTCCTTTATTCATATTTTATTTTATTTTATATTTAGTAACTAGTGGGAATTATAATTTAACCTTATTTTAATTTAATTACTAGTTGTTTATTTGTTTGTTTTTACAGTTTATTCATTTTGCTTTTCTATTGCTTTCCTAATATCTCCTATGGTATAAATACCTTGATGCGAGTTATCTAGTGCCTCTACTTTAGTATCATCAGGTAGAAGGTGTGCTAAAGGATTTTCCCACCTGATTGTACTACTTCTGAAAGCTATTACTACTTCTATTTTATCATCTTCGCTATAAGCTGCTGGTACGTATATTCCAAATGTTGTGCTCATTATTTTATTAATTTATTTATATCTATTTTTAAAAGTAATTTTTTTAATTCATTTAAAACTTCATAGCCGGGAGGAGGATCTTTACTCTCCCATTTTTTTACAAAATGTAATTTTAAGTGAGATAACATTTCTGCCATTTCTAAAGAAGCTAACCATCTGTTAACCTCTTCTTCATTTGTTGTTTCAAATTTATATACTGTTTTCTCCATTATCCTTCTTCTCTATCATCCCCGCTACCACTTAACGTATTAGTTTCTCTACGTTTTATTAATTTATCATAATTAGTTTGCATGATTTCTTCAAGGGTTAGACCAAGTTCGTTGGCCATTGCTGTAATATACCAAAGGGTGTCCCCCAGTTCTTTTCCTACAGATTTCACCCAAGCTTGTACATCTGGATCCTCATCTTTCATTAGGTGAAAATCTCTACTTGTATCTGATGCAGAAGTGGTACCTAAACCATCTCTATAAAGTTTTTTAACTTTGTCTGCTACTTCTCCAGCCTCACCTGTAAGACCTAATGCACAATATGCTAATCCTATTTCTTTAGGATAAATAGCTGTTTGTTTAATAATTGTTTGGTACTTTTTTACGTTCATTTATTTTTTAATTTTTGTATTTCCTTTTTTAACTTCTAAATATGGGCATTCTTTGCACGTATTTCCGCAGCATGATCCTCTTTTTATATGATCTTCTTTAGAAATAGTATTCCAGGAGTCTTCCCAGTATATAAATTTATTCATATTATTTGTAATTCTTTTATTTTATCTTTTAAATACTCTAATCTTGTATGACTCACAACTTGTAATTCTTTATCAATAGCTTCTACATTGTTTCTAAAATACCTTACACTACTCATTAATGAGTCGAATGTTCTTAATGCACGGTATACACAATTTCTATCTTTATATCCTAAGTACACTGCTATTTTTTCGTTGTTGACAAAGGTATACTTTCTTGCAAAATATGCAATTAACTTTCTACATATTTCATATTCCTCACCTCTTTTTAAAGAAGAAGGAGCTATATTAACTAGCTCCTCTTCTGGTAAACACATATAATAACAAGCTATTACACTTATTTCTTTTAACGATATCATTCTTTATATAATCTTGCTAAATATTCAATTGTTTCTGGCATTATCAAGTCACTATAAAAACAATCATTTTTTGTATTAGATATTACTTCATGCATACCTGGATCAAGAATTAATAATTTATTCATAAGAGCTTGACCTTCTCTAAGTTCTTTTCCTCTTTTTAGTACTGCTCTCCAAAGATCCACTATTGTATCTGAAGTACCTATTATTACTGTTTTTTTCATTTTTAATTATTTAAAGGTTCCATTTTTCTTTAACTTCATCTTCTGGTTTTATATCTTTAATACCAGAAAATCTACCCCAACTTGTTTCACAAGATGTACATTTTACAAGCAAAGCACCATCATATAAACCTTGATACTCTATCATCATCATATTTTCACCAAAGTATTGAGGTTTTCCTGGTATACATCCATACATGGCTCCTACTTTTAATATTTCTTCATCTGTTTTATTTTTATATGACTCATGTTGTTTATGTGTGCTATCTTTTTTAGCTTTCATAAAATGCTCAGTGATAGAGTCATCATTTCGCCATTGTACTTTGCACTCAGGACAGTTTTTTTGATTTGTGTTAAACATTATTTTTCTTCTTTAAATATTTTATCTATTTCTTTTTCCCAAATAGATGTTTTATCGCTATTAGCGTATACCCTACTATTATTAAACTTCATTTTTATTTGAGCATAAGTAAAATCTGGATATTCTTCAATTTCTTTTGTAAATTCTTTATCCAAATAGTCTATTACTTTTGGATGGTTTAAATCTAGTCCATAATGTCTGTTTTCTAAATTATCTTTGCATTTTTCGTTAAATTCTATTCTATTCATAATATTTTTTATTTATAACTTCCTACTTTATTTTTACCTATTTCAGTTAATCCTTTTATATTAATACGACCTAGATTCACAGCTTGCATTAATACTCCACCTAAAGCGGAAGCTAATGCGTAACTTAATCCTAGTAAGTATGTATGATAACTTGCAGTTTCTCCATTAATAATATCAGTTATAGCAGGTAAAGCCACAACAAATGTCATTAAAAACCAAACTCCATTTGACAAGATTGAAGTAAAAAATGATCTTGTTAAATTTCCAGATTGTCGTGCTCTAGAATTTAAAGTAAAAATCATATTTTGCACAAAAGCAATACTGATTAATATTATGTATGTAATTGTTAAGCTCATAATTTTTTTTATTCATTTTCCGTATGTAATTTTATAGAACCTTCTTTGATTCCTTTTATAATTTGTTTTCTTATTGCATTTTCTATTTGTCCCGGAGTATAATTCACCGGGACATTTATATTTACAATAGTATTAATTTCTACTTTATATTTCATATTAATCTATAAATCCAGTTAATACTGGAAAACGAGGTAATCCGTCATCTGTAGTTTCAAAAAAACGAATTTCACAGATTTTACCTACATAATTTTTTTTATTTATAAGTAAATCTTTTTTCTCTTCGTGAGTCATTCTCATACCAGAAGAAAATCTAGTACCAGCCTCAACTCCATTCTCAGTCTTAATACATTCTAGAAGAGGAACTCCCCATTCACTTTTTTGTTCACCCGGAAGTACATCTACAATTACAGCTTTAATATCAAAGAAATCTTTACGTTTAAGTAAAGAATCACTTCTTTTCATTTCATACCCTGCATTTCCATGTCTTATAATAGATCCTTCGTAACCTTGTGATATATAGTTAGCATGTGCTAGTCTTAAATCTGTCTCATTATCTACTCTATGTGTTTCTATTAATTTTATATATTCAGTTTCACTATATTTTTGAAGATTGTATGATCCACAGCTTCCAAGAAATTCTACATATCTTTCTCCATATGAAGCATCATCTACTACATCATAAACATTATAATTAATAGAAGTAGAATTTGTTCTCTTTTTCTTAATTAACTTCATATTTTCTTGAAATGATAACCCATGTGCATAAAGCTCTCCGTCAAGAATACAATCAGTTTTAATATTTTTTTTAATATCGTCAATAATATGTTGCATAGATCCTCCTCCAGTAACCATTATATCTTTACCATCTCTAGATTGTAACTTTACAGTATCGTCTTTTATAATAGCAAGACATCTCATCCCATCTAATTTAGGTTGCACACATACTAATTGTGTCCAATCTATTTTATGTACCCTATCTTCATAAGGTTTAGCTAACATAGGTTTGATAACTTCTGTTTTTCTAGCTTCTTCTATGCTGTAGAAATAACCTTCATCTAGTTTTTTTGTTATTCTAGATTGCATTTCTGCTAATGCTTGATCTTCCGGGGAAGTTTCATTTGCTTTTCCTATATTTTTACCTTTGCATACTTTAGTATTTGTTACTAGTTTTCCATCAAGTACTCCAGATTCCATATTTAATACTTCTCCTTGTGTGAAGAAATTAACTAACCTTACTTTGTCTTTACTATCTATTTTAAAAATTGTTGTCATTTTGTTTTTCTAATTTTAATTGTAATAATGCAGCACAATTCCAAAATTCTGCTTTTAAGTGCTCTATTTCTAAATCCTCTCCATTTTCTAAAGAATGCCTTATCCTAGCATTATTATACACTTCTATAGGGTTTTCCACCCTTTTCCAATTCATCCAATCTTTGTCATTTTCTATATATTTTTTATGACCCTGATTACTTCTTTCTACAAGAGCCTCTATTGCTAAAGGAAATTGTTTTACTAATACTGTATAGTAAGGTAATTTATCTTCTGAGTACTTAACTCCTTTTTTTTGCTCACTCATTATACAAATTATTTATTATTTCTTTTTTTAATTCTATATTAAGATCACTCAGTCTTTTATACTCTTCTACTGTTATTATTTTTTTAAATAACAAGTTTTCTAAATTAACATCTATTGTGTGTATTGCATCTTCAAATGCACTTTTATTCTGTTTATGCATTTTTATTAATCATTATATGTCAGTTTCATTGTGCCAAACATCATCTTTCATATACTTGATTGCAAAGTCTATTGCAATACCTAATTCTTTAGGGTTTGGTACTTTGTATATAGATGGTACTTCTTTATCTCTTCTATACAGATTTGCATCTGTTAATATTTCTATTGATTCTCTTTTATTCATTGTGATTTATTTAAAATATTGTAACACTGGATGACTAGTTTCTGTAACATATTGTTTGAACTTTTCATATCTTTCTTTTGCTTTTTTAAACACGAACATACTATATGCTATTTCCCAATTACTATCAAATTGACTATGACAAGAAAAGCACAAATACATATGATTATGAATATTTGTGCTTACACTTTTAAATATACCTTTGGGAAGGATATGAGCGTTTGATACTCTAGCTGCTTTAACAGATTGATTACAATTTTCGCATCTTACCCATCCAAGTTGATTATGAAGAAAATAATATTGTTCTAATTCATCCTTTAGTAGTATCATTCTTTTTCTTCTTTAGGCACAATTATAATTTTATTAGAAGCCATTATGTCTTTTCGTATTTCATCACTCATCTCAATATTATCTCTAAGAATTTGTATTGACTTTTCTCTACTTCCTCCTAATTTAGTTTCTCCATAAAAAGCAGTATTCCCTTCTTTATTAAGAACTTCTAATAGAAGACCTACATCATAAGCCTCAGCTGCTTTATCAATACCTACACCATGAATTAGTTCAAACCTAGTTTCCATAAATGGTTTTCCTACTTTGTTCTTTTTATAGTTCACTTTAGTAGTTGCTGTTTGTTTATCAACACTAACTTCTCTTGATATACGTAATCTTATAGAAGCATAAAACTTCATTGCATTACCATAATCAGTTGTTTCTGGAGAACCATAGCCACCTATTTTATCTCTTAACTGACCTACTACTATAAGAAGAGTGTCACCAGTTGAAATAGAAGGAGTTACTATTCTACAAAACTCAGCAACTTGCCTAGCTTTAATAGTCATTTTATGTTCTCCTATTGTACCAAGATGTTCTGCTTTTGGAGCTGGGCCGGACATACTATCAATTACTATAACATCAAATAATTCTGATTTTGACCATTCTTTTACTTTATTTAAACAATCTTCTAAATCTGAAGGCTGATATACATAACAATTTTCATTTGTAGTGTCCATTCCTAGAGTATCTGCATATACTGGATCAAAAGAATATTCTGCGTCAATGTAACCAACAGTTCCTCCATTACGAAGGCTTTCTCCACAAGTCATCATTGCTACTGTAGACTTACCGCTTGATTCTGGCCCAAACATCTCAACAATTCTACCTTTTGGTAAACCATTGATACCACTACCTTTATCTACAGCAAGACTACCAGTTGATATAACTCCTGATATAGGCTTTGGTACTACTCTTGATTTTTTTAATTCTTCTAATGTTAATTTTTTAATTTCTATTTTTTTCTTTGCCATAGGTATATTTCTTTATTTAGATTGTTATCAAAGTTACTCCAATATTCTTTATTATCCATGCTAATATCGAGTTTTTTTTCAAGTTTTTTCTTTAACCAAATTCTTTTATTAACAACACCTTCCACAGTTGCTATATATACAGCATCTGTCTTTTTATTTGAAAAATAGTTGTAATTTTTATATAAAAGTTTTGTTTTTTCAGATATTAGTGAGTAAAAAGAGTTTGTTATTGTAAAATAATCTTCATTTTGTATAGAGTAACAGTACATATGGTATTTTTTACCATCTTTTTTACCAACAAAATAATTATATACATAATCTTTTACACTTTTTGCATAATTATGTACTTCTTGATTAAATTCACACAGTAGATATAAAGAGTTTTCAAGTTCTGCAAGAGCGGATTCGCTCTTATAATAGCAGTTTATAAAATACTTTTCATATTTAGGCTTATTAAACCCTATTAATGGTAGTAAAAATAAAAAACTTTTATTGTACTTACCGTCAAATGGCGTTTTCTCTATTCCTAAGGAAGCCTCTCCTACTTGTTTATATAATGTGTCATCTGTTTTTATCATACGACAAATATATGACATATTTTTTTCTTTTGTCAAATTTTATTTATTTATTTATTTATTCTCCATCTAATTGAATTAAGGGTTGAATTAGAACATCAATTGAATCCATCACACCAAACTCTTTCAGCAATATTATTACTGTCACTGCTGTTAAGAAAAACCCAGTCAATCTAAAAATGAATTTCAACCACCACATGCCATCTGACATTGGTACTGTTAAAATTCCTAAGCCCACTAATAGGACTACTATATAATAAGTTATCATCATATTTATTCGTTTATTATTTTTTTGAAAAGTTCTAAACCTAATTCTTTTTGTGTAGTAATTAAGTTTGTTAAGTTATTAAATTTTTCTAGTGTAAAATCTGGTTCCATAATATATATTCCTGATTTTTGAGTACTAAACGCTTGATATAAATAAGAAAAACTTTTTTCATCAGTTTCAAAGTTATAATACATCAAAGTTTTATTCTCTGTTAAATATATTTTAATCATTTTTTACATGTATGTTAATTAACTGTTCATTTAAATCATTTATATGTACATTTAAATTACTACAGTCTTTTTCAAGGTCATTAATTTCGTTCATTAAACTATAATATGATTGATCTAGTTCATGATATGAATCTAAAATAGAATTTAATACAACATCTATTGCAGGAGTTACATTTTTAATAATAGAACCATTAGATTCATGTAATATATCTTGTATTATTTCTATATCAATATCAATCATTTTCTACGTATATTTTTACTACATCAAAATTAGATTTTAAATAGCTTTTTGCCTTTTTTATATCTTCTTTAGAATGATGTAAAGTTTTATATAATGTAAAACGAGATCCTTGTGGACCAGTTATGCATTCACTAAAAAGCATATCTTTATCTTTTATTCCGGTTGTTTCTGTATATTTCATTTATTCTTTTTTTAAAAAGTAATAGTATAAAAGTTTATTACTTTTATTAATTTCTATTTTAAAATAAAAAAGCTTATCCTTTTCGATAAGCTTTTCGTATTGACTAGTAGTAATCATTTTAATCTAGTATTTGTCTTTCTTCTATTTCTATATTATTCTTTACAGCGTATTCTTTAGCATATTTCATGCCTGAACTATATCCATAGTCAATATAGAATACTTGTTTGTCAGCTACACTTTTCCAAGCTAGCCCCGCATTGATTCCTAACATCCTTTCTTCAGGTATATCATCATCTAATATGCCATCTTGAGTATAAAGTAAATGACTTGCAATAGGTGCTTCTCCTCTTCGTAAACTGTCGTTCATACAATGCTTTGCATATGTTATGTTTCTTTTTACATCGCCTGCGTAAGGAGATTCTATTATTACTTTAATCATTTTACCATACTTTTCACTCTTTCTAGTGATAGTTGATCTACTCTCCAGTCTGAACAATTACAAGATTGTTCATACCCAGGTATGAGTTTAAAAGGGATAGCATCTAATCTTGCATTTTCCATACATAAGTCTACTGCTTGATCATGAACTATTTTCATAGCCCCTATTACATCAGTCATTGAACAATGAACATCTGGAGTTTCTCCATCTTCACCGTCTTGTGTTAAGTAACAAGTACTTTTTACTATTTCTTCAAATGTTTCTACTTTTTTATTTTTCATTTTATGTTTCTTTTATTAATTTCATATTTTAATGTTACGTTTTTCCAATTCTATTTTTAATTTGTTAGTGTACTCTATTACTTTAGCATCAAGCCATGCTCTATCCCATGTGTAAGTTTTATTTGGATTTTTTTCTTTCCATATGCTATATTCATTGCTAATTTTCCAAAGTCTGTCCATTTCTTTTTGGCCATATCTTTTTATAATATATAAACCATGAATATATTGTAATCCTTCAGCTACATTATTTATGTAACTCCATTGACAATGAACATTAGACTCTTCATAATAAAGAGGTGGGCAAAACTTCTTTGCAATAAAATGTCCTGCATTATTTTGACCAGATACTCCTCTTTTACCTTTCCAATACATTTTTTTACCAGAACATACGCATTCTACATAACCTTGTTTATTGGCGTCACGTATACGTATGTACTGTGAAAATATATGCCATAGTTTTTTCTTTATTTGTGCTATGGTGGGTTTTTTAGCTTTAGCTTTAACTTTTTTTCTATTTGGACTAGAAGTTCTAATTTTTCTTTGCGTCATACTACAAAGATAAAGAATTTAAAGTGTTTTATTTTTGTAAAGACAAACTTTTAATCATTTGCTTTGCTAAAATACCATTGATTTCAAAATGAGTTTTTATATTTTCTATTTCTACAAGAGAAACTTTCCCTGCTACATTTAATTCTTCTAGTATTTTTGTATATATTTTTATTTCTACTGATGTCATATTAATCCTAATTGAAATTTATAAAAACTATTTTTATTTATATGATCTAATTCGTCCATAATATCTGTATTTATTTTGCTTATTAAATAGAATGTTTTTTCTTTATCATTTATATTATAATCTATCAAATTTGTTTGTAGAAAAAGAAGAATATCTTTTTTTTCTAACCTTTCTTTTCTAAATCCGTTCATTATTTCTTTTGCTAAATTTATATTATTATTTAATAATACTTCTACATTTAAAATTTGTTCTTTTGTGATAACTTTTGTTAATTTACAAAGATGTAATTCTTTTTCTATTAGGTTATTATAATGGAGAGTACTTTTCACTCTATATGCAGGTCTTGTTTTTAAGTTTTCAAACATTTTTAAAATAGTTTAAATTGTTCTGTTTTTGCATTATTGCTAGGTTTAATTACTGGATCTATTATTTTTCTACATTCTTCTATATAGTATAAATACTGTATATTATAATCTTCTTTTTTAATATAATCCATAAACATTTCCACATTCCATCCTTTAATTGTTGCTTGAGTTTTTCCTAAACTTTTACCAGATGTAAAGTTTTTAAGTAGTTTTTTCTTTGTGTTAGCTATATAAAATCTTAACACTTTATCCTTTAATACTTTATTACTTTCGCCTTCCTCTATTAAAGTGTAATTACTTACACTTGCTTTAAGGCCTATACAAAAATCAAATATTCCTTTATTTTTTATAACCTGATTTCCTATAGTATAATCATTACCATTCATATGATTAATAACTGTATTTTTAATTGATACATTGTTTACTATATAATTAGCAATTGCTATTGGTACAATTCTATTACTACTATTTTTATGAAAGTCTTTGTCTATTTCAAAACATCCTTTTAGTTTAACAGAACCATCACTATAAACACTTGAATAATTATTTACATCCTTTACAAACATTTTGGTATAATCTGCTTCTTCTAGTTCAAGCTTAGTATGTTTTTCCCAATACCTACATATGTTATTAATTTTATCTTCATATTTTTTTGGAAACCTAAATGTTGCACCATCAGTGTTACTTTGAATACATGTAATCTTATCAGAAAGTAATAATATTCTTTCTATCAACATCATTAAGCTTAATTGACCATTAACAGTTGTTTGATAAGTATATAGTTTATCATATAAAAAACTATATTCTGATTGTGATTTTCCATACACACCATTTAATGCAATTTTTATTGCATAATTTTCAGCAAAATGCGTTTTTTTAGAATATGACTTCCTCTCATTAAATAAACCATTATACACTACACCAAATTCTTTACCCAAATGATTGGGGTATAAATCATTTTGTATAGCAAGCATTGGGTAAAAGCTGGTACTTTTTTGTTAATCTCACATTTCTGTGAGTATCGGACTATATCTTAAGTTTTTTAGTCCATTTAAATCCGTATATTGTTGGTTTATAACCATTACATACGGCATAAATGTTTTGCCATTTATAAGTTGGATTCTTTGTTATAATTTCTTTAAGATTGGCAAAAGATGCTAATACTTCTCCTGTATTTTTATCTATTTTTTGAAAAGTATATTTTTCTTTTGCTTTTGATACGTTTTTAGCCATTTGCTTTTTTACATCTGGGTTATTTTTCCAAAATTCCCTATTTCTGTCCCCTGCTTTTTTTCTTTCATTTGGGTCTTCAAAGCGTTTATGTAAAACAACTGACAACTTGTCACAAGTAGATTGTAAAGGTATCATTCCTCCTTCTGAATCTATTCTAAAATTGTATCCTTTTTTTCTATCAGTACTATTATATTTTCTGATATAAAAAAGTTCTTTTTCTTTTAAAAGATTAATGTCACATTCACAAATTATTTCATATGTGAAATTGATTTTTCCATGTTTATGCCATGAATTAATCAAATGAGCATTTTCATTTTTTTTATGTTTGGTATTTAAAGCTGTGATATGAGCTTTTATTCTTCGATAAATATTAACCGATTTTCCAACATAAATTTTATTATTAATCTTATTTTTTATAACATATATACCAACGATACCTTTATGATTTATATTAAGTTTCATAATACAAATATAAATGATAACGTGGTATTATCCAACTAAAACTAAAAACTTCCTCGCACTTCCAAATACCCGGACTGGGTAAATGTACTCTACTCTCTTCCAACATGACAATGTTGTGATTTCGATAGTCTCTGCACCTTCCATACGATATTAAATCATTAAATAACTGAACCACATTTTTTCTTTCAATTACTCTAATTAATATTAAGGCTTGGCTCAGGATTGCCATCAACATAAGTTGATAAGGTTTCCCTGAGTTCACGAGGTTTTTCTTCTGCTTATGCAGTTTTGGACGCTACCATTTTAACGTCCCAATCACGAATTATATATTCATCATCTTCGTCAAATACTCCTATTTTTGAACTATGTATACCACCTAATCCAAAATCATATTGTGTACTCCTAAAGCTTTGTTCAATTTTAAATTCACTATTAACACTATCTATTATTATATTTTTAAATTGAGTTAACACAGTATTAAATTCTGCAGTTTTAAAGTTTACATATTTAAATATGATATCTTTAATATGTACTATATCTCTATGTGTTCTTAATTTAGACAATTCTTTAGGGTCTTTTCCAACAGCATCAGCATATTTATGTAATACAATTGACTCCCCCATTTGTGCATCAGGTAAATTCACCATATTTTTACTATATGCTTTGGATAATTTAAATCGTAATGCTATTTTATCCTTACATTCTTTAAAAAAGTGATATGTTGAGTCAACATCATTAACACAGTATAACAATACCTCTTTTTCTTGTATACGAGATAAGTCATCACCATGATGATATGGTAAGTCTTGCATTTTTTTCCAGTTAGTTGTAAACTGAAGATATTTTAATGATATTCCAAATCTATCATAATGATTAAGTTTAAATAAATCTATTTGACCAATTTTGTTAAACTTAGGTCGGTATTTCCACTTATCTTTTACAGGAGCCTGTATTATCTTTTGAGTATACTTGTAGATCATTTTTGCACTTACCGTTTTTTGGTTTAGTATCCAATCAAGTATAGGCCAATCAAAATCTAAACCATTAAATGTAACTAAATAATCAGTTTTTTTAAGAGCACCATAATACTTTTTCATTAATGCTAGATCATTCACTTCTCTACAAATTTCAAAGTTTACATATTGTTTTGTATTTACATCATAATTAACTACACAAAAATAAGAATAAAATGTCTCTATATCGACAACAATTAATTCACTTTTCTTTTTCATAATTTTTTATTAATTAAATCTATAATAACTTGGAGCTTTAACTCAATATCTAATTCAAGTGTATTGTCTTTTTCTTCTACGCTTATTAAATCTAGTTCTAGTAAATATATTAGTGTTAGTTCTGTAAAATAACGATGTTCTTCATTGTATTCAATGAAGTTCTTATCACCACTTAATATATTTTTAAATGAATAGTAATTAATTTGTGTAGACATAATACTTTCTAAAATACTAAAAGGAGTTAAATTGTATATATTTGGCATTATTGTTGTAACATCAAGTTGTGTAAAACTAGAATTATAACCTTTAGTAATACTTGTAAAAAGAGCTATTAGTCTTTTTAAATTTTCTTCATTTGTGTATTTTAATTTAGCCATTTTATTTCATTTAAATTTCTTCCTTTTAAGTTTTTATTTATATCAGTAAAAACAGTAACATTTTCAACAACAAGTAATGTATGAACCCAATTTAGTTTTTCATTTATATTATCTATAATTGGCAACATTGATCTACCAATTATAAGATAATGCAAGCCAGTTACTTTAAAACTTAATATTTTTAGTACATCCTCTATAAATTCATTCCATATATCAGAATGGGCATCTTTTTTACCAACTACTGTAGTTAAGTTTGAATTTAACATTAATACTCCTTGATTTGCTAAATATGTTAAATCAGTAGAATTTGACCATTCATTATAATCATCATTCCATATATCCCATAGCACTTTTAGCTTTTTTGGAGGCTTAATTGAGTTAGTTGTTGATAAAGCTATACCATCTGCTATAAGCTTGTTGTTTATTAACCCACTGTAAGGCCCTTTAATGATCACTACAGTACTAAGATCTTTTAATGAACACTCACTAAAGCATTTAAAAATTTGATCCAACTGAGGAGTTATTTTTCTTTTCTCTTTTTTAATCTTTTCTGAGATAGTATCCCAATGTTTTACAAATGCTGGTTCTAATAAATTAAACCAGTCTTTTCCAATAAATTTTATTATTTTATTTTTGTCCATTTTCTTTTAAGTATTTCATTATTGAGTTTATTCCACTTTCTAAAGTGTAAGTTGTATCTTTGTCAAGTATAGACTTTGCTATTTCAATTGCTGTTTCTGAAGGTAAATTTTCTATATTTTTTGATTCTTTATTAGAAAGAAATACCATTTTTCCATTTTTTTTAATAAGTTCACTACAACTCCAATTTTCAAAATCAGTAAATTTATTTATTACATTTTTAGCAGTAACTTTAGTCAAACTAGTATTCATGATATAGCATAGTTTGTAAGTAGAATATGCAAAACTGTTTGAATCATTATTTAGTTCAATTAAAAAGTATACAACTTTTTCTTCTGGTATTATACTAGCTATGTCTATTTCCATTCTTCTGTTATATCATATATTGAAGATAAAGGGTATGACTCTTTACTAAGTATATTCTTTGTTAGCTCTCCCATTAGTTTTCTATTTAGTTTTAGCATATTAAATGCTTCTTTTTTTGATATAGGTACAAACCTTCCTGTATATTCATAAATATATTTATCAATATCCATATAATCAGTTTTATCACCGTTATCATCTGGGTAGAAATATCTTATTTTACCTACTTCATAATTATTTATTTTATTAATACATGCAGCCTCTCTTCCCTTTGCAGTAATCTCTATGGTTAATAGGTATATATCTTTATGTGTAATTGTATCAAAAACTGTATGTTCTTTTAATTGTTTTAATAAATTCTTCTGTTTTTTTTCTTCCATTTCTAACTCTGTAATCAGTTATATCTTTTGAATGTATGTCGTCACTTTCTATAGAAAGACAATCATACTTATTTTTTATATCAGTTACTGCTATTATTCCAGCATTATCATTATCATAAAAAAGTATTTTATTTTTATATTTCAATTCGTCTACCTTTTTATACGCGGATAATGATTCATTTTGTGTTGCTATTACATCAGGAAAGTACTTCCTTAGAAATACCATATCCTTCCATGACTTAGTAATTATTAAAGTATCAGATATATAAGGTAATGTAGTTATTCCAAATGGTAAATCTATTGGAATATTATTAACCCATTTATACTTATCAGACTCCGGTTGGTATAATTTATGATAAAAGTTATTACCATTATACTCTAAAAATGCAGTTCTTACATCTTGAACATAAGGTATCATTTTTGTAATACCAGTAGTTTTATTATTTATCCAATATTTATCATAGTTAAATGCGTTATTATTTACTAGATCATCTAGTGTAATATCATATTGGCTCCAATACTCAAGAATTTGTTTGGTAAAGTTTACTTTATTTATTTTTATAATTTTTTCATCTTTTACATACTTTATTTTTTGTGGAGTTAATCCAGATGACAAAGATGAAACTCTTAAATCATTGTATATTTTCAAGAGTGCTTCATTAAATGGTATTTTATATAATTCCATTACAAATTGAAAGCAATTCCAATTTTCACCAGTAGAAAAATCATTTGCTCGGATATCTTTTCTAGAGTAGAACCCAAAACTAGGCTTGTTATCTTTTCTAAAAGGTGAGTGAAAAGTACATCCTATACTAAAATTTGGAAAGTAATATCTAAATATACTTTCTTCTGAAATAGTATTAAGTATTATTTCAGGAGTAAGGTTTAGTACATCAGCGTGTACATTATTAAAATCAAACATTTTTATTTTACAAATTTAGTTAAAAAAATAGCCAATCTAACTAAAGATTGGCTATTATAAATTAAGTTATTAGCTTTTATTCTTAAAAAGGAGAATCGTCTGCTGTTGAAAACATATCACCGTCATCTGAACCGCCATTGCTTCCCCCACTGGTTACAGTTTTTATCTTTGAAGTAATAACTCCTTGATAAAGCTTGCTATTTACATCATACTCACCTTCTTCGTAATCATTTTCATTTGTTACAAAGAAACCGCTATAAGATAAATCAGAATAAACTATTCCTTTTTCACTAATACTACCACCTGCTACCATTTTCTTATAGCCGGTAACTGGCACTATACTTTCAAAATAAGCACTTATCTCTTCAGCAGAGGTAAAGATCTTAGATATTGGAGTACCTGTTAGTCCTTCATGTAAATATTGGAGTCTAGGCATTGATTTAGGAGTAATATAGAACTTGGCTTTTATAATTCCATCATTGAAATCAAGATTAGATGATTTACATGTAAAAATACATTCCATACCAGGAGTTCCTTTTTGAGATGAAATTATTGCTTCTACTTTTGTTAATTTTAATTCATACATACCTGGGTTCAGGTAATTTACATTTGAATTTGGTGCTCCTTGAGCTGCTTCTACGTTGTTAAAATCGAACATGTTTTTTTTTGTTTTTTATTATTTGTTTATTGTCTAATACTATGCAAAGATATTATTTAATTTGTCATTGTCAAATGTTATTAGCATTTTTTTATCTTTTAACAAATTATATTCACTAAAGCTTTGCAAATGTATTTTTAATTTATCTACTACTAAAGAAATAGTCAACTTTTTATCAATATATCCGAATTTATCATATAGCGTAGATATATTAGTTGCTTGAGAAAAAACTGATAAATCTATATTATCACTACAAATATAGTTTAAATATTGACGTATAAAAGGATCATCATTATCTTTTATATATTCATGAAAGCGATAATCACTTGAAAAATGTTTTGCAATCATATATGATATATAATATCTATTTTGACCGCTATGTAAATTTATACTTTTAAGTAAAGTTAAAAATAATAATTTATTATTATCATTTAACTCTTCAATTTGTAGTATAGTATACTCATCAATATTATTTATTATAGTTTTATTAGAATCATGTATTGCAGTTACAGGTAAATAAAAATCAGTATCTGTATATCCATTATTGTAACATTCTACTATATATTCTATATGTTCACATATTGCTGGAGATGCA